ATGTAGTTCTAAACCTGAAGCTGAATTAACATAGTCTGGTGTTAATGCACTACACTTAGCACAATTCATTAACATAAAACTAGACCAATTCTTTTTCTCATATTTTGTTTGTGTTTGACCTAAAAACTTCTTTTCTTTTTTAGGTACATAATCGTGTTTACAAACCTGTACGGCATACTTGTCATCTCTTAGTCGCCATAGTTCTGCAATATCTGTCATCATTAACATATCACAATCCATAAACAATGCCCAACCTCTATAGTTCATAAGGTGTGGTATAATAAATCTACTAAAACTAAATTCAGTTGATGATAAGGCATTTCTTTCCCTTACAAAATCATCTTTGATATTAGGTAAATAGATAGGTGTAATTGCAACTGGTTTAGTTGAGTTCTTTAATATACTATATGATAATATATTAAAGGCCACTTTTTCTTTACTATCGTATCCAATAAAAACATTAATCATTTACTGTATGCCCAACCGTTTCTCTTTCTATATCATTGTGGTCAAATTCTGCCCAATATAATTCAAAGGCAACACCGTCTTCCAATCCTATAAATTGATGATAGACACCTGGCTTAACCTGCATAAACTCACCAGGATTTAAAATTGTTTCATCAACTAAGTCATAGTCTTTTTGCCATACCTTAACCATCATCTTACCTGATTCAACAAAGAATCCGTTCCATTTAAATTTATGTTTATGTTTGGAACAAGCAACATTCTTTTTAAATTCTATTCTATGAAATTCTAAAACACCATTAGCGTGTATTAATTCTGTTTGTCCCCATATTTTACCTGCTTTCATAATTACCTCTTTTATCTTTTAACTGCATATTCTCGTTACTAAAGCCTAATCTTTTTCTACCAGCACCTTTCGTATGGTCATATATAGGTCCTAAACAAGACCTAGCTTGTACATGGCCGTTACCGCCATCACCTATATTTAAATTAGTAACACCATATTCACTTTCAAATTTAATTCTAACATGGTCCCAAATATAACTATCGTGCCATTCAATTAATTTAAATAGTTTTTCTTCGGTATACATATTCTGCATTTCTTTAGCATACCGTTTTGTATAAGGGTGTTTCATATTAAAACCTAAAAATCCACATTCACTATATTGATTACCTCGGCCAAGATAAGTCATCATACAATCTTCTCTAAAAATATTATTTTTTATCCAAGTGTTATTTATTGGCTTATAAAATACACTATCTGCATCAATACCTATAATAAAATCAGAATCATTATCATTTAATATAGCATGAGTATAACTATAAACTTTATAACTAAAACGGCAAGCGTCCCTTAAAAAATCTTTGTGTGGTCTATGTTTATTTTTTTCAATAAAATAATAACATTCTGGTATTAATTTAAATAAATTCACATCTTCATTATATACAGTTAATGGAATATGTGACCAATGTAAATTATATGATTCTTCAAATCTATAAGCATATTCTTTATACAATCTATTATTCCATGTAGTAATAGCTCTTACTTTCATATTGAAACTCCATAAACTTTTTTCCATACTGCAAAATTCAAAATAATAAACAATTCCTTTTGAGATAATAAACCTATATCAGCTTTATTTTTTGAACCTATATCTGGATGTTTTTTATTATTTAAATATTTCTTTTCAATATCATCTTCACCATATTCAAACAAGTCTTGCAATTCTTTATCTTTTAATATTTCTCTTATATAATCTTTTAATATGCCATTATCTGGTGCTGGGTTATCTCTATTGCCTATTAATATTTCATCTGTAGGAAAACGCCAACCAGTCTTTACATGATTTAGAATATTGTCTGGTAATCTATTTTTAAAAGCTTGTTTTTGTAACGATTTGTTATGGACTAAAGGTCGTTTCATAAACATTTTTGTTACTTTTAAATTGCCTGGTATTGCTCTGACATAATCCCTAATACATTTATTCATATATGGAAATCTTCCTTCCATACTAAACGCCATACCTAATTTATCATTTCTAATTAAAAAATCTTCAGCTAAACTATTCAAACTTTCAATATACATAAAGTCATTTACCTTGTCACCTGTCATTGGTGTTGTAGGCAACCAATCATTTAAATAATCCATCATATCTTCAACAGAACAATTTAATTCAGGATTTCTTAATACTCTATTGTTTTTAGATAGTGTTCTTAACTTGCCTTCCCAATCAGGAAACTTATGATGTTTATATCCACCAAATAGTTCATCGCCACCATCACCAGCTAAGGTAACTGTAATATTGTTTTGTGCTATAAATTTATTTGTGTTGTAATATGTGGGAAAAGATTTACCTTGTCGTGGTTCTTCTAAAGCGTAAAAGGTATCTTCTAATGCGTCAACATAATCTTGTTGAGATTGTTTTACTGTATTATTAAATACTTCAAATCTTTCTGCAAGGCCTTTTGCTAAATCACTATCTTCATTTAATCTACTATTAGGGTCAAGTAATTCAAATTCAGAGGTAAAGGTATTTGGTTTTACACCCAACTCTTTCATTTCATACAATATAGATGTACTGTCGATACCACCAGATAAAAACAAACCAATGTTTCTTCTACCCATTAAAGTTTGTTCTACAGCCTGATTTACTCTATCTCTTATTTCGTGTGTGTGATGATATGTGTATTTGTAGTTATTTAAGTTTCTTTTAGTTATTAAATTGCCTTCAATAACATCATAAGTTCTAATTTCACCTGGTACCAACTTTTGTATACCATTAAACATAGTAAGATAACCAGAATTATAACCTGCTTTTTGATAATGAGCAAATGCTTGTTTACAAATGCGTCTTTCGAAACCTAATTCTAATAATGATTTTATTTCTGAGGAAAAACTGAAAGTATTATTATGATACCCGTAATACACAGGTTTAATACCATTTGAATCTCTTGCTAATGTAATTCTTTTAGTCTGTTTATTATAATAGGCCAGACCAAACATACCATCTAGTTTATCTAAAAAACTATCACCATATTTTTCAATACCTTTTATAATAACTTCGGTATCTGTATTAGTTTTTAAATCAAATTCTTGTCCTAGTTCTTTATAATTATAAACTTCACCATTATATACTAAGACTAAATTATTATGTGACCACGGTTGTACAGAATTTTCTTCACTATCTACTATTGATAATAGGTTATGACCTAAGGAGATATAATCATCAGTAAAATAGGAATTGGCGTCCGGACCTCTATGATGAGCCGCAACAATCATCTTTGTTATAAGTGAATTATCTTTTTTAAATATACCGTGTATAGCACACATAATAAATCACTTTGTAAATATAGTTTCTTTTTTTAGATTGCCTTGTCTATTATATCCAATATCTTTTAAAACAGCAACAATATCATCATGGTATTTTTTTTCATCTGCATTTCTGCAAGGTAATTCTAAACAAATTACAGTATCATGGTTCTTTAATAGTTCTAAACCGCCATTAACAATTTCTTTTTCGTGTTCTTGGCAATCTACTTTTATAAAGTCAATATTTTGTCCTTCAAACTCATGTAAATAATCATCTAATCTTTTTACATCTGTAGTTGTTGTATTTAAATCAGAATTTTTTAATATTCTTTTTGAGTTGCCGTGTGTAACACCATGAGCTAATAAACTTACATTACCGCTTTCATCTGGACTTGCAAACAATAAAGCATTCTCTTGTTGTTTATCTGATAATGCTATTTCTTCTAATTGAAAGTTTTTATAATCCATCATATTTCGTCTATAACATTCTATATTATGCGGATGTGGTTCAAATGCCCATACTTTTTTAAATTTACTACATAACTCTTGTGACCAAAAACCAATGTTAGCCCCAATGTCTAATGCAATATTCCAGTTCTTAACAAAACTTAAAGCGTATTCTCTTTGAGGCTGTTGATATTCAAACTTACCATTATATTCTTTCAACATACCTTCATAGTGATTGTCCCAATCAGGTAAGTACCAACCTTTTATTAATTGTAGTTTCATATTATCTCCTTATTATATAATTTCATTTCGGTATTTCTCCGTGTGGAATATGTAATTGTTTTTTTACTTCAATTTTCTTTTGTTGTTCTAATATCAAATATCCTTCTATATGAGTATAACCTTGTTCTTTAGCCCAAAAAACTCTTTTGTTACCTGTCTGTACATATAGACCTGGTTTAACCTCACCATTAGCATATATATGATGTGGTTTTTTCCATTGGCCATTTACTTTTTGTTTGATTATGTTTTGCACCCAATCTTCGGTGTGAGGGGAAACGGTGATAGGATAAATC